CGAACAATCACTACAGACGCATGCAAGAGCGCCACGCCGACGCGCTGCGCGATGCGGGGGTGAGCGAATGAGCGAACGATATTTTCTTGCGCAGGATAATGATAGTCATTGGTACGTCGTTCCAAGCGATCACCGTTATCAGTGGGATTCGTGGCTGTGCATTCCGCCCGAGGACACGCGCTCATGGGATATACCAGAATATGCAAGAGCCATTGGAGGCAGTCCGAGCATGATTACATTCACGGACCCGCAGCCATGACCCCGACCGCGAAGCAGCAATGGCTTGATCTGCCCTACGAGACGGGGATATACGCGAAGCATCCGTCTGCGATTGAAGTGCGCGACGGCCGCGTCCGCGTCTTGCAGCAATGGTGGGAGGGACCGCCGACGCTTGTCGGATTCAACCAAATGACTGTCGCTCAAGAAGGCGAATGGCGCGACATACCGATTGCGAGGGAAGAATGAGCGAGCAATTGAGCGACCTAGAAATCACCCGCGCTTGTGCGGAGGCGATTGGGTACAAAGTAATGGGCGAGTTCTCGACAACGCACTCTGACGGGCGAGAGGAATTTCATTACTTAGACATCGGCGCAAATGAATACATTATCGAATACAACCCTCTCCACGACGACGAGCAGGCAATGGCGCTGCTAATCATGCTGCTGAATTGCGGTAAGCATGTGGTTATTGAGAACAGCGCACGCAAAGGACTAGGTTACGGGCAATTGCCAATCATGACCGTTGAAAACTCTGATGTCATGCGCGTAGAAAGCACTGAAAAATTCCGTCGCGCCATCTGCCTCTGCGTGGCGAAAATGCACAGGAGGGAAGCATGAAATGCAACCAATGCGGTAAATCCGTAGACCGGCCGTGCAAGCGGTCAGACTGCGGCATCAACGAGCAGACCATCAAAGCCGAGTTGCGCAGACAGCACGTAGAGATGCGCCGAGCGACGGACGAGAAATTAGCGGAGTCGCAATTCCAGCGCAATTATGCCGCAGTTGCCGCATGGTCCGAGCGTCAAGGCTGGCAGAAGCCCGCAAGCCGCGACATGCTCGCGCAATGGGCAGCCTCCAGTCCGCAGGGCAAGCTGGTCATTCAGGCGATTGCGAGGTCGCTGTAATGGGACGCCGCACGAAGAACCATCCCGATCGTCCAAAGCTTTGCCCCGCATGCGGTGAAATCAAGCCGCCGAGCGAGTTTTACGTTACCAAGTACGGCACGCTGTACACGGATTGCAAGGCGTGCCTGAAGGAGTACAAAGCCGAGATGTGGCGACTGAAATACGGGCTTGGCAAGCCGCTGGAATCCGTGGTACGGTAACGACTCAAGTCCGGGCGCGGTCCAGACATACCGCGTTTCCCTCCTCCCTTTGCGCGGGGATCGCGACCCGGACACCTAGATGTAAGGGGGTTAATCCTAGTCGGGATTGGCGTTAGTTCAAAGGCAGAACAAGTTGCTTACGCGCAAATCGCATAAGCAATGTGTTGGCGAGTCAGATAAGCCACGCCGGTTGTTCTAACCCCCTTTCATGTAGGTGAATGCGCAGGCTGATGCGCAAAAATCCATTTTGATTGCTAGACTTGGATGTTCCTGTCACACAGGGTGACACGTCAGGGTTCAGCCGCCAGAAACACGGTGAAGGTAGATAAAAGGCAATTATGCGGGAGATCAGCACCCGCCACCTACTTCAGTTTGTGTTACAATTAAAAAACTAACCCTTCTTTGGACTTACCAAAAAACGGCACCAAAGAGGTTTGTTTCACCCTTCCTGTCTGGGACTTTCGTCCCGTTCTCGCGAACTTCAAGGAAGTTACCCTACCCGGCGCCAACCGGGTAGGGTTATTTCCGCCCCATAATCCCCCGGACACCTACTTAGCGTTCCCCTTAGCCTTATCGTAAGACCGCATCCCCGAGTATCCGAGATAACCCGCGCCAAACAACGCCCAAAGCGCGTCAGGAATCGCCGCAAGCCATTTTTGCATGCCGTCTGCTACCCGAGCCGCAATGTCCGGGTGAAACGCGCTCAGGACGCCCATAGGGACCGCCAGCAGGATCATCAGGTAGATGACGTACAGGAAGGACGGTCGAGCGCGAGATGTCCACGGATCGGCGGATTGGGCCTCCGTGACGATTGCGGACATCTGGATGCCCAATTCCTTCAGCTTGCCGTCTTGGGCAAGCATGGCAAGCTCTAATTCCGCTTTGGCGCGTTCTGAGGCTTGCTGCACTTTGTCCGGGAACAGGCGGTCAATCAGGGATTTGCCGACTTCCAGCAGCGGACCTATCAGCAGCGGATTCATGCCAACTCCCTCAACGCCGTTTCCGTTTTGTCGAACAGTCGAGCAAACCAGCCCCGCCCGTAGAGGTTGTCCTTAGGCGACAGCGCGAACACCATCGCACGCTCAACAAACAGCAGCCGCAGGATATTTCGCCCCGGAGTGCGCTTTACAGCCTCGATCGTCTTGGGTCCGATGCTTCCGTCGCGCAGCGCTCCAACAGCGCCTTGCAGGGCCGTTGCTGCGGTCTGGACGCCCGAATTAACGGCGAAATCGAACACGAATTCGTCTATCGGCTGAGGCAGGGCATTCCCCATGATCCGGTCCCAATAGTCGGTCTGGTAGATGACTTTTGCATCGGCGAGCGTCAGGTCGCGGATATTGACCTTTGGATAGGCGCGCTTGGATATGCCGAAATTCGTCTCGCCACCGGGATCGGAACTGTCCGCAGAGTATCCCCCTTCGTGCCCGATTACGCGCTCAAATACGTCGTCAAAGCGGCTCATTTTCGTCCCTCATGCGTCGTCTGCTCAATCGCCGGGATCGAGATATTTACCGCGTTAGTCAGCCAAGCAAGAACCGCAAGAATGACCGCCCCAATGAGCAGTGCCGTTTTTTTAACCACTCTTGTGCCGATAAGGGAATAAATTTCGTTGAATGCTCTATCAGCGCCTCGTCTAGCGGATTCTTCCAGTATTTCTTCGATCTGACCGGCGCTAAGTACAACATAACTGCGGCGCTCCTTTCCATCCCATTCGTGAGGTTCATTGTTATCTCTCGCCATTATCCACTCCGTTTTTTCACTGCTTGTTCTTGCTTTTCCACTCCTTCAGATAGCATGCCATCACGCTGTTCTCGCCCTCGCCAACATGCGGATGACCCCGGTGATGCGCCCTCTCATGCTCCAAATCTGAATCGCGTGAGTACCATATCCACGCTTTCTTCTGGTCAAAATTCCACTGATAGCAGGACGTGATAAATATCATTCCACTCGTCCCGCTGCATACGTCCGACTGCGTTTTCCGGCACCGCTCGCTTGCCTCTGCCGCCGTTACCTTCGTCTCGATTAACTCCATCTCCGGCCATCCCTCTACCACACGCGAATAGTCAATCTGCGTGAACGTCAGAGGTATCAGCGCGAGGAGGAAGAAAGGCATTAGGGAATATTCATTTTCGCCAACTGATCCTGCTTCCACAGTTCATAGGCGGCTTTGACTTCCGGCGTATGTTCGATCATGCAGTGAGCAACCACGCGGTCCCAGTCCTCTTTTGGCAGAGGAGGCCATTGCATCCCTTCGCGGGTCGTGATGTCCTGATTGACCGCTTTGAACGTCGCTTCGTGATCCGTGTCCGGTGACAGCCCGATGGTGTGCGGATTGGACCGTGCGAGTTCCTTGCCATCTTCCTCAATGACGCGCTGGAAATACGCAACCACGGTGCGCCCTTCGGTGATTTCCATTTGCGAGAGAAATGTGCGTTGCATGATTTTCCTTAGACGTTGTAGCAAGCAGACCATTGAATAGTTGCGCCGTTGCCAAATATTGCAACGTTGTTTGAGGAAGAAGTTCCCGCTGCCGTCTGTGCAACAAAGAATGTGCTGGTGCCGTTCCGGTAGCAGCCGAGGTGCAAAACGTTGACCGCCAAGGTACTCCAGAAAGCGACCTGTCCAGCAGGACCGGACGGACTCGCCGCCGCAGAAAACGGCGATCCTGTAACCGTTGTTGCTGATCCCGTCCCGAGCGTCGTAATACCCAATGACGCATTTTCATAAACCAAGCGGCCTATCCGCGTATAAGTTCCAATTTGCGCGGAATGGGTAGCGTTGCCTCCTACCGTTGGTGTCCACGTTCCCTCGCCATAATACGAAAGCGCCGTCTGCCCGAAGTTGATCGAGGTCGCCGCAGCCACCCCAAGCGTCGGCGTAGTCAGCGAAGGCGATGTCCCGAATACCAGCGCACCCGTTCCAGTCGCGCCCGTCGCTGTCACGCCCTCAATCGTCGGATGCCCGAAAATCACGCCATGCGATCCGATGATGTCGTATCCATTGCCAGACGCATTAGCCTGCAAGAAAACACACGCAAGCGGTGGCAGCGTAAGCGATGTCAGCGATTTATTGATCGTGTCCGACCCTCCCCGCGCTATCGTCTGCGAAATCGTTGACAGGTTTATAACCGAGAGGAAGTAATTCGTCCCGACCGTAGCTACCTGCCCGAGAGTGATCGTTATCGCCGAGGAAACCGTGCTTGCAATCTCAATGACCCTGCCGTTATCTCCGGCAACCGTCGTGTAATCCGATGCCTTCGATACGCCGTCATATGCGAGTGCAGCTACAAGCGCGGAATTAATCGCCGCCGCTGCCGTATTCAGCGGATCGGCTAATTTTGTTTTGATCGTTGCCCAATAGACCTTGTTCGCATCCGTCTGCGTGCCGTCGTCAGAAGGCGGTGACGAGTTGAACCCGGAGACGGCTACGCTGCTGTAGGGGGTTCCCATGAGTTATTGCCCTTCCTGTTTATCGGCCCTGATAAATTCAGCCGCCGCAATAACGGCTTGCGGAGATGCGTTTGTCCTAGCTAGCGTTTGCAATGCAGCGCGGCCTTGTGCGGTTGTCATGGCGTCAGCTATCTTGTTCATTCCGATGATTTGCCCTGCAAGCCTGTAGGTTCCAGCCGCAGCCGCCCTAACCGATCCGGTAGCAAGGTTTGCCATTACACCAGCGCCTTGCTGAACCATCCCGATGTTTTCTGCTTGGGCTGTCGTTCCGGAATAGTTGTATCCGGTGCGGTCGCCAGCACGAGTTAAAGCTCGGACAGTCGCAATAACGTCTTTTGACTCGTCGGCAGAAAAACCAAAACTCTCAAGCTGTCTAGGAAGTGATGCGTCTTTTCCTTGTAAAGCGCCAACAAACTTGTTAAACGAAATTGGCATTTCCGACGCGCCGCGTGCAGACGGCGGGATGTTTCCTGCTTTTTCCAGCGCATCACGAATAACGAAAGCCTTGAAGTCGTCCGCGAGTTTTGGATTGTGATTGCGGATAATGTTCAACGACGCAATTCGGGTGCTTGGGTCTGCGTTCATTAACGTCTTTACAACCTGTTCGCCAGAGACGGAATTTATCGCCGCGCCATTCATCACCGGATCAACAAATTTCTCCCCTACCAGTTTCCCAAGCGCCGATCCCTCAATGTACTTGATGGATTGCGTAATGTTCGAGTAGTTCCGGTTTGCACCTTCAAAAGCCGTTCTGAGGCGCGGGTCAGAAAGACCGTTAGGAGCAGTCTCGAAATCGCTTTCAATTGCACGGAACAGCCGAGCAGCAAGATTCCGCTGGATATTCGGATTGACGTTTTCAAATATGTCCGCGCTTCCTGCCGCTGCTCGACCGTAGAAACGCCTTGTTTTCATGGCGTCGTCAATCGTATTGCCTAGCAATCCAATGACAGTAGGCTCACCGGGCAGTTTTATCGTTCCACGACCCATCCCCGGATCAATTGTTTTAGGCGCAGTTCCCGGCTCTACAATCCCGGTTATCTTGCTTATTGACTGTTGCGCTTGCGAGACAATTTTTGCGGCATCGCTATTTGGCGCAGCCACGTTCTTGTACTCGTCAACAATGTTCTGCAACTCTGCTCGCAAGTTATCCCATTTGATAACAGGCTCATTTCCTGCAATTTTCCTTACCTGACCGTAATCCTTGTCGGCAGTCGTGGAACGGTAGTTATCGAGGTTCTTGACGGCGCTGCTTACCGTTTCCTGAATGTAGTTCCCGAGCGCGTCCGTAGGTGTTTTGCGCTGAGTGATTTTGTCCGCAATCGCATTAATCCGTTCTACCGCCTGATTTGCTTTTGCTACGTCATATGCCTGAACTTTTGTGGCTGTCGGGCCGTACTGCCGCGCCGCGTTTTCCATACCGAGCAACATGCGATTGCCGGATACCTCGCCGGGGGAAAGATCAATGCCGGTTTGCCTTGCAAGCGATTCCCCTTCTCGTGCAAACGCCTCTCGCTTGCCGGGAATGAATTCGTTATCCGACGCCCCAGCAGCACGCGCCATAGCGTTCTGAAAGCGATTGTTAAGCCCTAGCGGTGCCGCCGTTGCTGCAACCATTCCTTGCCCAATGGCTGACGGCAATCCTTTTGCTTGTTCAGCCAGCCCGGAGAATGTAGGCAATGGCGCTCCCGTTCCAAATCGCTCTGTTCCTACAGGGGACGGTCTAAAAGGAATGTTTTGAGAATCACGAACACGCTGGAACGTTTGCGCCCCACCAAGCGCCGCAGTGCTTCCAAGATAACCTCCGCCAAGTCCTGCCGCCATCTGCATAATAGGACCGCCCCCCATCTCTGCGGCCAGATCGCTTGCTCCTGACGCTGCGCCTGACCCAATGACTTGCGACCCCATATTCTGAGTAAGCAGGTTTGCAATACCTTGTCCTGCCATTGAGATAGGTTGCGCCAACCTAGCCATACCGGAAAGTACGCCAGCGCCCGCCATGCCTGACGCTACGCCGACACCCAAACGCTCAACCCCTGTTTGCGGAGTAGGAAGCCCAACCATATTCAAAAGACGATCTACTGCGCCGCTGGTGTTCAGTCCAACCGCGTCACCGAACATCGCCGGGATGCCTGTTGCCGCTTTTATTGCAGCCGTTGCAGTGAGTCCCAAAGCGCGTCCCGCTTGCCGTCCGTCTCCACCTATTGCTAGATCACGAACGGCGCGACGATCCGACGCAAAGCGTTCTTCTGGCGTTTGCATGACGGAGCCTGCCATTGAGTCCGGATTTTTATCCCCGGACAATTTTTTAATCGCCGTGACAATATCTGCATCCGACATGCTCGCAGGAAACTCTACCTGCCCCTGCCCCGGAACTTCGATTATTTGCGAGCCTGCCATTACTCTAACTTCCCGGTAGTCGGATTGTATTTGCGGATTTTTGGAGGCTGAGATGTATCCGCATCTTTTTTATCGTCCTTAACAAGCCCTTTTACTTTCATGTCGGCAAGACTCATGTTCATAAATTCACGCAAGCGCATCATTTTGTCTTTTGCGGTCTTTGCGTTATCAAGCAAATTAGGCTTGAACCTCGACTGAATATCATCAATCTCACCTTGATTCCCTGCGGCACCAGTTTCCAAGCGATATTTTGCTGAAACAGCGTTACGAACATAACTATTAAACAGCCTCGATTCTTCCCCCACCCCTCCCGCTGGTGCCAATGCTCCGGCTATGACCTCTGTTCTGAGTTTTCCACCTTTATCAAATATCAGTTTGTCCGCACGATCAACGTCAAGGATGGCTTGTTCAACCATTGCTTTTTTACCGGATTGCTCAGGCGTCATCACAGTAGCAGGGCCTCCGGGGATGGCCCGTAGTTGAGTGCGAGTCTCGTCTGTCCACTCGTAGCCAATTGGAGGCTTGGCTTCTCCTCGATTAACAGCTGGACCTCCGGGAATTGGAATAAGTTGAGTGCGAGATTCGTCTGCCCACATATATCCTTGTGGTGCCCTGCCGTTTCCTGCCGTTTCTCTGCGTAGATTTAACGTTTCTCCTTGCAGTGCAAGCTGTCCTTTATTTAATGACTCCATCACCGCGTTATGCCGTGCCACTTCCGCCGCTCGTTGCTCAGCCGTCCGTGCGTTCGACATGCGCACTTCATGCAGCATCTCAGCATCACGACGCCGCTGATCCAGTTGCGCCGTCTGAGCATCTTGCCTGCGGATACGCTCTGCCTCGGCTATCTGCTCACGACTCTTGCGCGACTCACGCTGCCCAATAAATTGCGTCACTTGCTCTGGCGTGCCGTACTGCATCGCAAGTTTGATCTGATCTTCTTCGGGCGCATTAGGGTCAAAATTCTGCTCAAATGCCTGACGCCGACGCAAGGCGTCAGCCCGCGCTTGTGCTTCCGGCGACGGGCCAATCAATCCGGCTGGCAGTTGAATCCCCATCTGTTGCGCCAATTGCGCCGCCTGCGCCGGATCAACCGAGCCTTCACGCGCACCAGCAATCGCTTGTTGCAGCATGAATTGCTGCCGCTGACGTATCGCATTGGTCGCAGCCATTTCGTCTTGCTGATTGAACTGCTGAACCTGCGGGTTAAGCACGCCACCGCCAAGTCTTAGTCCCTGCGCCAAATCGTCCAGATAACCGGCCATGTCTTATCCCATCATCGGATTACGCGGGGACAATGCGCTGCCCAACGAGTACAGCGCCGATCCGTAGAGTTGATTCCGTGCCGCCCGTTCTTTCGCTTGGGCATCAAGCATCTTCGCGGCAATTTCGGCTTGACCGCCAAGTCCCTGATTAATCAGCGCGTTCCTGCCCAAGTCTCGCACCGTGTTTTGCGTGGCAATCGACTGGTCGCCAAAACTCGATCCCGATACGCCCCTGCGCTCAAGATCGCTTTGCAGCTTGGACATTTGTTGCTGCGATGCAATATCGTACAAGCCCGTCTGTGCGCTCGGGTTATATTGGTCGTACACCGATTGCAGCTTGGACGTATCAAATCCCGGCTGATTGGTCGCGTAATTGATTGCCGCCAACGCGGGAGCAATTGACAGTCCTGTTCCAAGAATTGAGCGTCCACCAAGCGCGGATATTCCGGTCGTAAGACCCTTGCCAATGCTGGAGGCCGCTTGACCGATGCCCGATGCCCCCATGCTTTTGAGGAAGGAATCCCATCCTCCGCTTGCCGTATCAGGGGTGAAGTTGCCAGAATTTGACAGGTCTTGCGTGTACCCGAGATTCAAGCCTCCCGGTGCATACGTCATGCCGTAGTCGAGATAATTGGCAGCAGCCGTACCGGACGGATCGAATAATGACGTTGACGAGTAATCGCCGCCCGTATCCATTGATCCGGTAGTCGGCCAAAACTGAGAGGGATCGACCGTATAGTCGCCCAAAATTTCATCAAAAAACGCCATGTTTCCGCCCCCGGTTACGGGATTCTGAAGATAGTTATTCGATCTTACCGTTTGCCACGGTAGCGACGATGCAGGCTGCTGGAACGGTCCTGAGGACGTTTGGCCTGCCGTCTGTTGCGAGAGTCCGCTAATCGTCTGATCGGCGGTCGCAGGAGAGGGCGATGCCGCGAATTGTCCTAGAAACGCGTCCATGTTGTCAACCGAATTTCCCCATGCCTGCGCAGGGTTAGGTCCGGTCGTGTTCGCCGCCAACGTGTCAACCGCCGTAGACGGCGACGGATTGACCGAGAAGTTGCTTACCAAGTCGCGCCCCGCCGACGCAGCCGACTTCATGCCGCTACTAAACAACGACGATCCGCCCCCGGCAATTGCCCCTGCCAATGGATTTCCGCCTTGCAATGCAGATACCGTCCCGCCCGTTAAAGCCCCCTTCAAGGCGCTATCAATCGGTGCGCCTAGTCCGGTCTCGAATCCGGGCATCGCAGCCCCTACGCCCGCGCTAACGGCACCCGAAATGGCGCTACGGATCGGGTCGCCACCTGTCAGCAGACTGGTCCCTGCGTTCATCACAGCGCGGCTTGCCATCTGCCCGCCGATCCCGTTGCCAAACGCCCCCGCCAACGCCGATCCAACGCCGGTAAAGGGCAACGCCGCCATTGCAAGCGGTCCAAAAGTGCTAAGCGCATTGCCCAACATCGTGCTGTGATCGGCGGTGTCGGATTCGCCATACCTTGCATCAGCGGGCGGTTGCACCCACAGATTTCCGTCCGGTCCTTTAACTACCGTTCCCTTAGCGCCAGAAGGAGAAATCCACGTTGCTCTTTGAGCACCACCATACGTTCCAATGTCCCCATTGATCGATGCGCCTCGCTCCATTGGGTACAAATAGGTAGGCTTGCCATCAACTAGGCCGACTTCTCCGCCCAAATTTCCGTAAGGGGCAATAACACCTTTCGCTGCGTCAGTTAGCCATGTAGCCGTTTTGGGAGCATCGTCGGCAATGGGAGCAAAGTTGCGCAGCGGGTACTCGTCGGACGTGCCATTCAAATACTCTCGATAAATCCGATCCTGTTCGCTGCCGTAGTAGTATTTTCCATCAGACAAAAACACAGGCGCGTTAGTGCGAGCGTCCACAAGTCGTGTTATTCCCGCGCCGCCGCCCGAACCGTTGTCCTCAGACACGCCCGGTTCATATACCGTCTTTAACCACCACGGAGTTGCCATCAGACCCCTCCTCTGCCGCGCACGTAAAACAGGAACTCGTCTTTACCGATCCGGCCCAATGGGAAAAGCAGGCGATACGGCTTCAAATGCTGCCAAAACTTGCTCGATTCTTTCGTTCCCCTGACAAATACCACGCCCGTTGCCACCGAATGAGTAATCATGTGCAGGAACGAAACGGCGCATTTCAGGGCATTCCGGCGAGTCGCCCATTTAAACGGCATGCCATCAGCGGTAATTAGCAACCCGTTGAGTTTGGTCCCTACCATAGCCACTGGCCCGCTACCTTCCGGATAGGCGTCCGATACGTCGTCAATAACCCAAAGCTGGTTGTATTCCTTCTGCATCCCTTCAACCGCCTCCAAGAATTCCTCTTGGGTCAGGTCAGCAGGCAGGTTAAAACTGCCTTCACGGTACGCCACCCACAGCCGCCCCATGTCTTTCGTGTACTGCTCGCCATCCAGTATTTCCAGCCGACGCACGTTGGGTCGCCCCTTGCGAAACAGCCGATTTCGCCGTTTCTTGGCATCGAACATCTTGCCCGGTGCATTTTCAAGCATGGCGGTTTCAGAGAAGTTCGACATGATCCACCTGATATTGACTTGTGGTTTCCGTGGATACCGTCATGAACACCCCCGGTCCTTTGCCTGTTGGCGAGAAATTCTGGTGACTTATTTTGTCGGCAAACGCAAAGCCTTGCCCGAAATACGTTGTCCCGCCGAAATATACCGCGCCACCGAAATAGTTGGAATCGCTTGACGGCGGTCCTGCAAGCGTCAGGCTCACGGTCGATACCTGATACTCGTCGCCCCAATCAAAGTCCAAGTTAAACGCGGTTTCAGCCACGCGGCGATAGCGAACATTCCCACGAGTCACATGGCGCAGGAAATCAATCTTGTCGCGCTCGTCAATCAGCCGGGTCTTGCGAACCGTCTGCACGTTTTTCGTCGCCGAGTCGCCCGATTGTCCCGTCCCGTTCATATTCAGTATTCGACCCGCCGAGTCGCCAAACAAGACGGTCCATGTCGTTGTTCCGGGGCGGCGCATGAACTTTGCCGCTTTGGTCGAGAAGTTGGACGTTTCAAGCGTCTTGTACACTGACCACGGCGATAGAGGCTGCTTGGCTCCAGTTTCGTCAACCAAAGCACCGCCATAGAGCAAATCCTTGAAAAGCACCAAAACACGGTCGCCAACAAAGAAAAACACTTTCTGGTTTACACGGTCGTACACCGTGATAGATGCAGTCAGGTTCTTGACCGTTCGAGGAATCCAGCGCGAAAGATCGTCCGTCGCTACATCGCCGTAGTTCTGCGTGGACATGAACAGATCAATGTTTCCGCCGTCGCGCATGTAGATGACATCGTTTCCGATGTTTGCCATCGCTTCTTCCGACACAGCAGCGGACCCGACGTAGAAATCCTTCCATGCGTAATCCGTGGCATCCGATCCGGTAAGCTTGTACAGCCTTCCGCCCTCGGTCGATATAACCAACAGGTCTTGAAATAGCGCAACGCCATTGATCGGTTTCAGGTCAGGCGTCAGCATGTAGAACGCATCGCTCGCCGTCGTTCCTGCTACTGTTGCGCGTTTGGTCGTGTCGTAAGTCGTCGGATTCTCAAACGATGACCCAACCAACAGATGAGGCGTATCGATCGATGTTTTTACGTTGAACAGCCAAACTCTGCCGCGATGCACAATGCCGTATTTAGCGTACAGCGTGGCACCAAGCCCTGTCGTCAGCGTTGAGAACGTTGTGCCGTCCCATTTCTTGACAGGCGTCGTCTTGTTCAGGTCCGTGATGACAAGGTAATCATCCAGCGACCAATACGTGTCGCGCAGTCGGCTAGCCGTGTCGCACGTTCCTATCGCAGTGAACGTGCTACTACCTGCCCATCGGTACACATTGCCTTTTGCTTGTACAAGTGTCGTTTCCGCGCCAGTGCGTTTAACAAGCTGCATTAAGCCGGTAATTTCCTCCGCGCTTGGAACCGTCCCCTCAAGGTCAATCGGAAGTCTCGGACGCAAGCGGTAAGAATCCTTTGACAGTTCAAAATTGAAACTGCCGTAAGCGGCCTCCGCAAGGTTTGGCGTTACCTGCTCATTTAGGCCGCCGCCGAAGTAGACCCTCATACGTACACAAACCCGTAGGAGTTTTTAGCCGATCTGCCACGTAACATCGTGAATAGATTCGCCCTCGCGGTTTTGTACGACACGTCTTGATTGAGAATCGCTTGTACGTCGGCCTTGTTGTCTGTATCCGCCCACATAAACTTGAACCGGCGCGAAGCCATCTGTGTGAACATATACGCTTCTTCGTTGTTGTGGAACGGCAACTCATCAGCGGCGACGGAGACTAGAACGCTTGCGTTGTAGTCATACGTCCAGACCTGCGTATCTTCTGCCGACGACGGGACAAGGAAGAATCCGACCTGTTTGTAAGTCGTCTGCCCCGGCTCCCAATACCACCAATTCGGCTGTCCGTACTGAGTCGCGTAGTTATAAATATCCGTCTGAATCTTTTCCAGACCACCGGGATATTCGTAAATCTGCCGGTTCTCAGCAGCGCGATAGAAATGCGGAGTTCCCCAAAACGCGGTGAAGTCCGTCGCAAGGTTATATGTACGTGTCTGTGTTGCCAGCGTAATTGATCCCGTCGTCTTTCTTTCCTTCGGGATCATTTTTGTTGCTATCAGATCGACGATTTCGTTTTGTATCGCCACGATTGACAGGTTCATTGACGCGGAGTGCTGCGTCTGCGACAGGCTTGTCACCGTGTCCGTGTCGCCCCGGATGATCGCCTCCGAGCGGAGGATTCGATTTATGCATTCCAGCAGCGTCATAAGTCACCCGTTTGCCAAAGCGTTGTTCCAGCAATTGCAGGAAGATTTCTTTTAGTCCTTCCGGCGTCATCTCACGCCCTGCAAGGCTTCCCGCCATCTGTCTTACATCAAACCGCATGTTTTGCTTCTTGCTATTCAACTCTACGCTAATGGTGACTATGCCATTGCTCATTGCGTTCCCTTAAAAACCGGGGAGCCTAAGCCCCCCGGAAAGACCACGGCCCTACCAAGAATTACAGTTTGCTGGACAGCGAGCGCACTTTCACGCCCCAATTGCTGTTCAACACGGCGCCAGCCCAGTACGCTTTCCACGCAATAGACTGAACCTCGTTGTAAAGGTCCGTGCCGACAGTGCCAAGCGGCTTGTTGATAATTTCCACGCCCGGAGGATTCTTCGGATCGTACATCTCATAAGCGCTAGTCGCGTGCATATTGCCGAGACCAACTGATCCAACCGCTTCCTTGCCATAGATGTAGGTCGAATAAACGTCATTCAACGTAACACTCGCGCCACGGAAACCAACCACGGACGTAGTACCCGCGCTAGTGCTGACCGGAATGATTTCCGTTACGCACCAACGCACGCCACCGACAGAGCCGATTTCAAACGGCATCGTTTCGGTGTACCCGCCATATGCCGCGACATCAAGGAACCCGGTCAGGCTGCGAATATCTTCCTCCACGTCCGGATGGCAAATGCCGTAGTACGCCGCACGGATCGGAGAAGTTCCGATATTCGTTGAACCGTAGCCGTAAGGCGTCAGCATCATCGCGGAATTGCGATTCAGCCGGTTCACCGCCCACTTGATGTCATTCAGGCTGATCGAGTTGATGACAGAAGTATCCGCAGTCGTGCCACCAACAGACCCGTTCGAGTAGCGAACGTTGGTGAACGAATTGAATACCGTCTCCATCAGCAAGTTCAGCGAAAGACCGGCGTTCGCACCGAGCGTCTCCATGAAGCGAGCAGCGCGGGTGTTCATCTGATAGAAGTCGATTTCTTCCGTCAGGAGAACGGCGTTACCTTTTTTCGCCATCGCCGCAGTCACGGTCGAAATCGTCGGCAGAACCGTATCGCGCCCGAAAAATGCGGCAGTTGAGCCTGTAACTTCGCCAAGCGTGCTTGTAGCGGCTGCAAGATTCTCGATGCGCTCCCACTTAACCGAAGCCGTGCCTCCGTTCTTTTGCAGCATGCCCGGAAGCGTGCCGTTGTAGAACGGAAGTTTTTGACGGGCCGCAGACAGAAGACCCTTCATAAGCTGGTAACTTACGCCAAGAGGAACGTTTGAACCCGTCGAAGATGCAAGAACTGCCATTTTATTGCCTCACTATTTGATGCCCACTTCCCGTTCAGTAGCCGCCACTCACTATCTTTCGCCATTCGGCATCGAACTCTCGTCCGACTTTGCCTTCAAGACGCTGCTCCAGTGCATTGCCACTACCTGATTTGTCTCGGGTTGTAAGCGAAGTTTGGGTAGATTGTTTCGCCGCCCGCACGTTCTCGGCAATCTGAGCATCCGGCTTGAACGCAAATTTCTGTTTGAACTCGTTGGATACGGCATTCAGGGCAGCATTCCACGCCTGCGGATTCTTGTCCCTGTTGTTGTACACCGACAGGAAACGCGGGTCTTTTCGCGCCTTCTGCCCCAACGCAATTTCAATGAAATCGTCGTCCACACCATCCACTTTTGCCTTGACCGTTGCCACGGCTTTTTGAATGTCTGCTTCTTCCTTCTGCCTCATGCGCTCAGCCGCCATTTGCTGCTGTGCGCCGTGCAAAGAGGAAAGAGCCTGTCTGATATGCGTGTTTTGAGAAGCCAGCCACGCCTTGTGCTGGTCCGGGTTCAGAATCGGGTCAGGGATAGACGCGCCAAACGCATCCATCGTCTGCGGCTGCACCGGGGGAGCCTGATACTGCTGCTGTGGTTGTGGTGCTTGCTGACGTTGGGGCGAAAACTCCTGTGCCTGCTGATCGACATTGAACTTGGCATACACTTGATCCAGCGTTTCCGCCGTATCCTGCGTCTGCTCCGCGCCAGTTTGGGTCGCGCCTGCGTCTCCGCTAGTTACCTGCTCTTGGCTAGGCATCTGCTCTTGCTCTGACATGATGACCTCTTACTTCTCGTTGGAAAAATAACAAGCCATCACGACGGCTTGCCGCCCATCAAAGCGATGTACAGATGGTCAAAGCCTTTCTGCATTCCGCTTGAATGTCTGATTCGGTTAATCTGTTGTTGCTCCTCATCCGCCGTGTCTGCGGGTTCGTAGTACGGGACAGGAGGGCGCAAACTCCACATTTCCGCCATAACCTGACGGAATTCCTCGGAATCCCGAAGCATCACCAGCAAGTCAGATGCTTTTTTCATTGCGGACGCTGTTCTTTATCGCTCTTGCCAAGAATGCTTGTGGCAATTTTTGCCGCGTTGTTCATCTGCGTGTTCGCGGTACGATTTGCCGCTTCCAGCCTTGCCCGATTCTCGTCGGCACTCATGGTCGCCATCGAAATAGCAACGTCTTTTTGCACATTCTCTTGGTGTATCTGGTACTTGTTTCCTTCTTTCATCTGCGTCTTTTGCAAGTCAGCGGACACCTTCATTTGTTGCTTCTGCATATCAATGTTGTTCTCTTGCAATACTTGCTTCAGTTGGGCGTTTTCCTGCGCCAACTGCTGCATTTGCTGTTGAACCTCTTGCGGAATCTCTGGCTGTCCAGTCTGCACCCATACCTCAGGGTTCTTTTTGCCCGCATCCCGATATGCGTCCAGAATGATGTCAACCGGCTTCAGGTGCTTCGCATACAGAGGGTTGCTCGACGCCCAAGCATGGACCGCCATGATCTTCTGCGTGCGTTGTTCCTCGCCTAGCAGTCCGCGTGATCCGACAACCTCAAAAACGGCATTGGCCTGAATATCTTTCTTGGTTGCCCGGATAAAGTCCGGCGTGTGCATTTCGTCCGAATAGAACGTGTATTCGCCCATGTACATGCGATTTAACTCATGCTGCATGTAGAGGAATGACAGCAAATGCGGCTCAGTCACGGAGACAAACTCGATTGTCCGCACTTCCGCTCCTTGAGCGGTTTTTTGTATCTCGGTCGCCGTCTGTCTATCCGATGACGATACGCCAGAGCGCACCGACGAAACCCCCATGCCTTCCTGCATCGTCTTGAAACCGAACTGCATAGCTTGCAGCGCAAAGCTCGGGTCGCCAATGTCTAGCGTGGTGAACGCCTTGCCACCGCCTCGACGGGGATTTTTTGATCCGGGCGATATGACAGGGCCATCATTGGCCGCGTATTCCGCGTCCATCCCGTCGTACTCAATCGGAGGCTTGACCTTGAGTTTCGTCGCGTCGATGAACTCGTTTGTCATCAACGTAGTAAATTTCTGGATAGGCGACTGCTTGATAATAGGGCTGGTGTAGTACGGGTCGCGTACATCCTGCCGCTCATAGCCGCCGTAAATAATGGGCGAGTACGGCAGATCGTTTGGCGCGTAGTAAATCAGTTTTCCGTTGGCGAGGATGACTTTACTGTTGGGCAAGTAAATGTCACCGTCCGAACGCTCAATGCAGATGTCGCCAAAGTACTTAATTAGCTTTATGTCTTTGGTCTTGTTGTCTTTGTCCGTGTGTTCTTCATCGGGCATTTTGTTCAGACGATCCGGCATCCATCCGTCGCCTTTTGCCATGTCTTTGAGTTTGTACTTGGGGACGTACTCGACAAGGATCATGGAACCTGTGTAGAACAGGTTTGTGCCAATGATTGAAGGCGACGGGTCCGGGTAAGCATTCCACATGGAATAAGGAAGCCAAACGGGTGCGCCAATTTCGCGGACTTTTGACCCTTCTTTGACCATCATTTCCCGGTCAAAACGAATTTCGGACACGAATCCGCCGTGATGCAGCGATTCCTTGATCGACAGCCTAAACCTTGATTTCAGCCCGAAATCCTTGTGCTGCTGCGCCATCAGTGATCGTAAAAGACCGTCAGCAATGCTTTGCTTGTCTCGCGCCCTGTCGTCGTTTCTTGCCGGTCTGCCGTCCGGTCCCATCGGCCATTCCAGTTCGACGTGCGGCTGGAACCATGTACGCTCCTGCGGAAACGTGATCCGCATAACGTCCGACGTAATAATTTCTGAGGCTTTGGAAAGTTCGCCTAACTCAACAGCGGCTTGCCACGCATTCGGGTCTGCTCTGCCGTCTGCCGATACCTTTGTCATCGGCTGCATGGCTATCTGGCGATCTACTTCTTTCCAGATCGTCTCGTGGTTTTTGCGAAACGTGGACGTTGAACGGTTATCGAATTCGCCCGATACGAATTTCTCGACTTTATCCCAGTCGCTTTTTGTTACCTTGCGCTTCTTCGGTTCATCGGCCATAGTTTGAGCCTATCAAAACCGTTCCGGCGATAGTCACCAGTTCGTTACGCCCGCAACATACACGGTTTTTCTGCGCCGCACAAGTTCCGTCCTGCTGTGCCGCAGCATCATGTGCGCGTACCGGCTGGCAGAGATAACGTCGTCCCTTAGTTTGACCAATCGAGCCTTTTCGTCCCGATGGTAAATACGCTGTTCTTCCAGCCAATGCCGACAGGTAGAGAACACCTTCCAACGTCCGGTTTCCATCCGTTCGTACATCGCCAGCAATGACGCCTCGACCGAGTTCCCGCCCTCGCCTTCCTCCTGATCGGCTTGCGGCGGATTCGTCGCCTTCCACGGCAGCAGATTTAGCCCTTCATCGACATAACTGTCTTTTAGCTGGTCGCCGGTGCCCTTTTCCGCGTTTATGCCGTCATGAGGCCACGCCACCGGCCAATTTCCCCACGGTTTGACAGCGGCAGCATGAATTGCTGGTGTCGCTCGGCTTTCCCGATAGTCAGCGGTTACATACACAATATCCGAGTCGCGGTCCCATGCCAATTTTGCCGCTGCAAACGGATGGTCAAAGCCAAAGTCAATGCCAATAATCTGCGTCCAATGACGCGGAATCTCAAATGGTGAGACAACCAAAGATTCTTCGCTGAATGGAAACACGAGACCCGCCCTGTATGTAGGTATGCCGCGCATGCGCATCTCGCGCTCGTGCGGCGGGAATCCGGCGAGCAACTGCTTTGCCGTGTCCGACAATGCGCCGTCTTTGCCAACAAGGTGTGGCGCATCGAACCACGACGCTTGCACCAATGCCTGCCCTTTGGCAATGTTGTTCATGAACTGATTCACCACTTCGGTCAGCCCGTGTTCCGGCGTGAACGTGATAAACAGTATTCCGTCCATAGAAATCGTGGCGCGAAGATACTGCGACCAAATATCCTGCGGCGGTTCTTCGTCGCACCAGCCCAAGTGAATCCGGTGTCCCATGTGCTTGTTCTTGCCTTGCTCATAGGCCCGGAACATGGCTTTGGAGTAGCCGCCCGTTTCGTGCTTAATTAGAACAGTATCGAAGGCACCCGGAACACCGGGCTTGCTTACGCACTTGCCTATCGAATCAAACGGTATCGCGCCCGTCCCTAACTTTGACGGTTCAGCAGGATCGCCAAGCAACAACCTCTGGCAGATGTCGCGCACCGCCTCGTTTGTCATGCCGCCGATCATGGCGACTATCGGCTTTCTGAACTTGTGACCTTGCCACCAATCCGGGTATCTTCCGGTAAGATGTATTTCAACTTCCATTGCGCCGCTAACGGTTTTTCTGGTTCCGTTGCCTGCGAGTAACAGTCGC